ATACTATTGCGGGTTTCTCAGGAAGCCTCTTACAAAAGAATTTCGACGGGGCTGTTGCCACGCCGTCCTGCCACATGGAATGGTGGGAACTATGTTGCTCAAAGGATAGATATGTCGCCATTGCTGCGCCGCGTCGCCATGCTAAAACAACTGCGATTACCACGACATACACCCTCGCTTGTCTCCTATTTCGTGAACGCAGCTATGCTCTCATCGTGTCAGACACGGTTACTCAGGCAGTCCAGTTTCTTGGAGACATCAAAAGAGAACTCCTCAACAACGACCAACTGAAGTCTCTTTTCAAGATTAAAGAATTCGTAAAGGATGCAGATGACGACTTCATCTGTATCTGTGAAGACGGACATATGTTCCGTGTTCAAGCAAAGGGCAGCGAACAGAAGGTTCGAGGCCTGAAATGGAATAACAAACGGCCAGACTTAATTGTCTGTGACGACCTAGAGAACGACGAAATCGTCATGAACAAGGACCGCCGTGAGAAGTTCCGCAATTGGTTTTTCGGTGCTCTGCTCCCCTGCATCAGCTATAATGGAGTGGTCAGGTATGTTGGCACCATCTTACACAACGACGCGCTTCTAGAGCGGCTAATGCCAAAGCTCTATGATAAGAAAACGGTTGTTACCCCACTTAAAACTTACACAACCAAGCGTTCTGCTTGGAAAGCTGTTAAATATCGTGCACACGATGTGGAATTTGAGGAATTTTTGTGGGAAGCGTCTGCAATTAAGGCGGCAAAGGAAGAAGGACTGACAACAGCCCGTCAATATTTCACTTTCCTACGGGAAAGCTTCATTGAACAGGGATTGGCAGAGAAATATTCGCAGGAATACCTCAATTTGCCCATTGACGAAAGTCATACGTTCTACAAACGACCAGATTTCCTCCCAATGGTGGAGGAAGACTTCAAAAGACCCATGAGGTTCTACATCACTGGAGACTTGGCTATTTCGCAAGACGAAAGGGCTGACTTTTCAGTGTTTTTAGTAGCCGGAATTGATGAAAATAGGCGTATTTACATACGCGACATCATTAGGGAACGCATGGATGGACGTGATATTGTCGATTGTATCCTTGCTTTAGAGGATGCTTGGAAGCCAGAAATCATCGGAATTGAGGAAATGCAGGTGTCCAAAGCTATTGGCCCTTTCCTCCGAGAAGAAATGGTGAGGCAGAATACGTTCCCCACAATGCTTCCTTTGAAGCACCAAGGGAAGGATAAGACAGCTAGAGCCCGGAGTATGCAAGGCCGTGTACGTGCCCATACCATCCGGTTTGATAAGTCTCAGGAATGGTATCAAACCTTCGAGGATGAAGTGTGTACATTCCCCCGAGCTAAGAATGATGACCAGTTTGACGCATTCGCCTATCTAGGCATGATGCTGGATGTTGTAATTGAGAGTCCAACAGAAGCCGAAATAAACGAAGAGGAATATGAGAATGAACGAAATGAGTCCGAATCCTACAATGACGGAAGAAGCTCCCTCACCGGATACTAGTCCCCAAAGTTTGGTTTCAGAAATCAACATTGCCAAACGCCTCAAAGAAAAAGAGCTTAATGAGATTGGTACAGAATGCAAAGAGGGATTTGATGCTGACTACAACTCACGAGACAAGTGGGAAGCCGATCTTGAAGAGTGGACCAAGCTTGCAATGCAAGTTAGAGAACGAAAGTCCTTCCCTTGGACTAACGCGTCTAACGTCAAGTATCCTCTACTCTCCACTGCTTCGATGCAGTTCAATGCACGGGCCTATCCATCCCTTATCCCCTCAGATGGAAAGGTGGTTAAAGGTAAGACAATTGGTAAAGACCTCACTGGAGCCAAGGGAGATAAAGCCGACCGAGTAGCAACGTATATGTCCTACCAGTTTATGCATGAAATGCAGGGCTGGGATGAAGACATGGACAAGCTCTTGATGATGTTGCCCATTGTTGGCACTCTCTTCAAAAAAACTTATTGGGACGGTGGAACCAAAGAGATTAAAAGCTGCCTCGTACTACCCAAGAACCTAGTTGTAAACAACTGGGCCAAAGACCTTGAATCCGCAGAGCGTGTCTCTGAAGTGATTCAAATGTCACAACGGAAGTATGAAGAGAAGATTCGACAGGGAGTTTATCTAGACGTTGATCTAGGGGAGCCCTCAGTTGAAAATATCTTGAATGACGAACGCAACATTGGTGTTGTGGATGCTACAACTCCCTATATCTTCGTTGAACAACACACCTACCTAGACCTAGATGACGACGGACTTGCAGAGCCCTATATTGTCACCTTTGAACTTCGTAGTGGTAAGGTGGTTCGCATTGCTGCTCGCTATGAGCCAGAAGGAATTCAGCTTAATGATAAGGGAAAGATTGCAGGCATCGAGCCGGTACAATACTATACGAAATACTCTTTTGTACCCAACCCAGACGGTAGTTTTTACGACATTGGATTTGGTGTTCTTCTTGGCCCCCTTAACGAATCTGTTAACACGCTAATCAACCAGCTTGTAGATGCTGGCACTCTCTCTAACATGCAATCCGGTTTCATCGGAAAAGGCTTGCGTATCAAGATGGGTGACAATCGGTTCCAGCCGGGTGAGTGGAAACCAGTTGCTTCTACGGGCAGTGATCTAAAGAATCAGATTGTGCCGCTTCCGGCTAAAGAGCCAAGCGATGTCTTGTTTCAGCTAATGGGAAGCTTGATTTCAAGTGGCAAGGAATTAGCCTCAGTGGCTGAAATCTTTGTTGGTAAGATGCCGGGTCAAAACACTCCTGCTACCACGACGATGGCTACCATCGAACAGGGCATGAAGGTGTTTACCGCTGTTTACAAGCGGATTTACCGGGCACTTGATAAGGAATTCAAGAAGGTTTACCTACTAAATTCCATCTATCTCGATCCTGAAAACTACACCAAGGTGTTGGACCTACCTGCTGATCGCAGCGATTTCGACCCTGAAAACTATGACATTTGCCCGGGTGCAGACCCTTCCGCCATGTCTTCCACAGAGAAACTATTGAAGGCACAAGGCCTGATGGAGCTTCTACCTAGTGGTGCTCTCGATCCTATTGAAGTGATTAAGCGCATCCTACAGGCACAGGAACAACCCAACTGGGAATCCCTGTTTACCAAGGAAGTTCAGGCATCAGGTCAGCTACAGCAACAGCCTGATCCGAAGCAAATCGAAATGCAGATGAAGATGCAGATGGAGCAACAGAAGGCGCAGTTGTCACAACAACAAGCTGCTTTCAAAGCCCAGATGGATGCTTCAGCTCAAGAGACTAAGAACCAGATGACTCAGATGGCACAGGCTCAGGAAGCCCGTCATAAAGAGTCTATGGCAATTATGGATGCTGGCATTGCCGAGCATAAGCAAAAGATTTTCATGGCGCAAGGCGCGCAAAAGCTTCAGCAAAATGCTGAGACACATCAACAGAAACTTCAACAGATGAAGGAAACCGCAAAATTACAATCACAAAACAAGACGAAGCCGACTGGAAAAGCAGCCAAGTAACGAAAGCTTTTCTCTCCGCTATCACAGAACGGGTCTACGAGATACAGACCGAAATTGCAGGTATGACTGACAAGTCCCTTGACCAAATTAGATTTCGACAAGGGTATGTACAAGCGATGAAAGACATGCTCCAGATGGAGTTCCTAGAGGAATTAGAAGAATGACACCAAAGATTGTAGGCAATCGGCTTCTAGTTAAGCCAATTACACTTGACGAACATGATCCTGCTTTTGCAGCAGCCCGTACATTAGGAATGACATTCCTTGAAAAGACGGATCGCCAAGAGGCTTCTATTATTTCCAGTGGTATTGTTACCCAAATTGGCGACCTCGCGTTTGCTGACCAAGGTGATGGTGCTAAATGGTGTGTAGTAGGAGACCGGGTAGATTATGTTAAGCACGGGGGCATGTTTGTACACGACCCTGACAATAAAGAGAACAAATGGTATGTCCTAAATGACATCGATGTTCTCGTCGTATGGAGCAAAGAATGAGCGAAGCGCAAGGCGAGAGCCAAGAAGTTGTTGTAGACACACAAATCCAACAAGCCCAAATTTCCACCATCGAAGACCAAGCCCGTGAACAAGGCTGGGTTCCTAAGGAAGATTTCCACGGGGACGAGGTTAAGTGGGTGGAAGCAGGAGAATTCATCCGTCGAGGTGAACTCTTTAAAAAGATTGACCAAGTAGGACGTGAGGCTAAAGCAGCCAAACAAACTCTTGAACAATTCAAAGCCCATTACATCAAGATGCAAGACATTGCGAATAAAAACGCATTGGAAGCTCTGAAGCGCGAACGCAAGGAAGCGCGAGACAATGGAGACTTTGATAAGGTGGATGCTCTTGAAGAGCAGATGGAAGAAGTTAAACAAGCCTCTGCTGCTAGCAAGGCTGAGATTTCTGCCACTACCGAAGTACCTGAAGTTTATCCTGAAGTTGCAGCTTGGGTTGAACGTAATGACTGGTACAACAAAGACCTTCCTATGAAGGCTTATGCTGATACGGTTGCTATGCAACTGAACAAGCAAGGAATCACAGGAAGTGCCTTACTCAAAGGTATTGATACCGAAGTGCGAAAGGCATTTCCAGCGAAGTTTAGCAATCCCAATAGAGAACGCGCAAGTGCCGTAGAAGGCTCCACCAACAAAGGTGGCCGCGTAGCGGAATTTGAACTAAGCGAACAAGAAACACGAATTATGAATTCGTTCGTCCGAGACGGCGTAATGACCAAAGCAGAGTATATCTCTGATCTAAAGAAAGTTAAAGGTATTAAATAATGAATACTAAAGCTACTGCCCCAGTGGGCCGCGTTCGTCGTACATCAATTGGTACTCGTAATCGTCTCTCGGTAAAAAACCAAGACCCCAATTACATCTACCGTATTGTCAATGTTACTGATGACCGTGTTGAACAGTTTATTGAACAAGGCTACGAAATCGTCAATACATCCGTAGGGGATAAACGTGTTGATGCAGGTACGCCGATTGGTTCTACGGCTCAAGTCTCAGTTGGGAACGGCACCAAAGCCGTTGTAATGCGACAGCGGAAAGACTTCTACAAAGAAGATCAGGATGCCAAGCAAGCCCAAATTGATGAATTGGAAGCCTCTATGAATAATACGGCTAAGAAGGGTTTCTAATCCCAATTGGCCGGTGCAACTTCTTTGAAAGGAAACGCACATGGCTAACACATCACGTATTAACGGATTTAAACCCGTTAAGCACTTGAATGGCTCACCCTACAACGGGCAAGCCAACATTTATGAAGTTCCCGCTGGTGAAGCAATTCCAGTATTTATCGGTGATCTTGTCAAGCTTTCAACTACGACCCCGACTTCCAACTACCCTGCGGTAGCTAACGTTTCTACGGCCACCACGGCCAACAACGTTGCTGCTATTCCGGTGCTTGGTTCGGTGATTGGTGTTTTTAATGCCAAGCTCGACGTTGACGGTAAGATGACGACTGGTTCTATCTCTCTTGACCAACCGATCTATCGCCCGGCTTCAACGAAGCAATTCGTTCTTGTCGCTGATAGCCCGGACCTCGTGTTTGAAGTGCAAGCAACGGCTTCTTTTGCTATTGCTGATATTGGCCTAAACGCCGACATCGCTTCTGCTGACATGACGACCAGTGGTGCTCTAACTACGGGTGCAAGCCCGCAGACGGTTGCTACTACGGCTGCTTCAGCTTCAGCTACTCGTCCTCTACAAGTGTTGGGTTTCTCAACTCGTGTGGATAATGAGCCTGCTGGCGCTTTCAATAAGCTTTTGGTTAAAATCACGACCCACGCGTTTGGCAATGCCATCGCTGGCGTCTAAGGAGTAGAATATGAGTGGAGTTATTACAACCTCAAGCTTTGCGAAAAGCCTATTCCCCGGCGTAAATAAGTGGTACGGGGACAAGTATGCAGAATATCCCGTTGAATGGGACAAGCTGTTTGATAAGAACACATCTAAGCGTGCGTGGGAAGAAGATGTCGGTATTTCCGGCATGGGCCTCCTAAGCCAAAAGGCTGAAGGCGCTGGTATTGTTTATGACACGTCAAAGCAGGGATTCACGACCCGCTACAACCATGTGGTTTACGCCTCTGGTTTCGTAGTTACCCGTGAAGCCTATGAAGATGACCTCTATGACATCATCGGTAAGCAGAAGGCTCAGGGCCTTGCTTTCTCGGTTCGTCAGACGAAGGAAATCATCGCTGCTAACGTTTACAACCGTGCTTTCAACGCCGCGTATGTCGGTGGTGATGCTGCTACCCTCATCGCTTCGGCTGGTGGTGGTGGTTCTGCCTCACACGCCCTAGTGGCTGGTGGTACGTTTACGAACGGTGTTGCGGTTGCTGCTGACTTGTCAGAAGCGTCGCTAGAGCAAGCGTGTATTGACATTGCCAACTTCGTGTCCGATCGTGGTCTAAAGATTGCGGTTCGTCCGAAGGCTCTAATCATCCCGAAGGAACTGATGTTTGAAGCGTCACGTATCCTGAAGAGTGAAGGGCGTGTTGGTACTGACAACAACGACGTTAACGTGTTGAAGATGATGGGTCTAATCCCGTCAGTGGTTGTCAATCACTATCTAACCGATACTGATGCTTGGTTCATCCGTACTGATGCACAAGATGGTATGAAGTATTTCGAGCGCCGTGGTGACGAGTTCACTACCGACGATGACTTCGATACCGAGAATGCGAAGTACAAGGCGACGTTCCGTTGCTCGTTTGGCTGGACTGATCCGCGTGGCCTATACGGTAGCCCCGGGGCCTAACCTTAACTAATGGCTAATTGGAGCCCAGATAGGCGTGCGAAATATAACGCCTATATGAGAGACTACAATAGGAAATATCCAGAGAAAGGTAAACACTCAAAGTTAATGCGAGAGTTTGGTATTTCTTTAGATGAATACTATGCTAGATTAAAAGAACAAGACAATAAATGTAAAATCTGTCTTCAGCATGAAAGTGCTATTGATGGTAAAACAGGAAATGTCTTTTCCCTTGCTGTAGATCATTGTCATACAACTAAAAAGGTACGTGGGCTACTTTGCATGAAATGCAATAGAGCCCTAGGCCTCCTTCAGGATGATGTCACGGTGCTCCAATCGGCTATTAACTATTTAAAGGAGGCCAATTAAATGGCTGTTATCGTTGTTCCCGGGCAAGTTGCGGTTGGTGATCCCACACCGGGCGGGCCTAATGCAAATAGTAATGACAAAGACGTACACGTCAAAGTAGTCAAGCTTTCGTCTGCCAACTTCACTACGGGTGGCACTAACACTCTAGTGGCTGTTCTGCCTGCGGATAGCACGATTATCTCGATGCGAACGCATGTGAAGACCCAGCTTGCTGGTGGTGGTATTACGGCTGCTACGGTTGCCCTAGGTACTGCTTCTGGTGGTGCTCAACTAGCTGCTGCTATCACTGCTTTTGGTGCTAATGGTGCAAATGCTGATATTACGCCTGCTGTTGGTATCATGCAAGTTTATGCTCCTCCGTACAGTTCGGACATCAATGTCTGGGCTCTCGGAACTGCTACAACTGGCAATCCCACTTCTGGCGAAGTGTTCCTAGTCATTAACTACGTTCGTTAAACCCAAGAGGGAGGCTGGTCCTCCCTTTTCTTTTGGAGAAAACATATGAGTGGTGCATTTCGCACAGCAGATGCCACATGTCCCGCGCACGGTGCGGTTGCTATCACCCCGAATGATTCTACAGTTTTTGATACTACCCGTTCCCTCTATATTGGTGCAACAGGTAATCTCACTGTACGAATGGCTGATGGTCAAGACAATGTGCTATTCACGGCTGTCCCTATTGGGATTTTGGCAATTCAAGTAGACAAGATTTATTCAACGGGTACTGTAGCAAGTGCCATTCTGGCGCTATATTAATATGGGTTGGCTAAAAGACCTGTATAAGAAACCCACTGTAGGAGTTAAGGCTCCTCAAGTGGTAGATTTTCCTAGAGGGCAATACAAAGTGTATTGGGAGATTTATACCAATCCGATTGCTGGTGGTGTAGAAAGCACTGTCAAGTTTATTGGATATAACGACTTTCCTTTACGGGAAGAATTCACTTTAGTTGGCCCCACTGAACAGCATGTGTCTGAACGGCTTGCGGTGCTCATTACCGATTTCATGGCAAACCATAAGAGATAATCATGACTATTTCATACTCAACGACTCTTCGCAATGCCCGCATGGATGCCATTACAACTGCTATTGGTACGTCGGGCCTATTCCGTATCTATGACGGCACGAAGCCCTCTCCGGGTGGAACTGCTACAACCCTGCTTGCAGAACTTGCTTTGAGTGCTACGGCTGCTGCCGCTGCCGCTGCTGGTGTTCTCACCTTCAGTGCAATTACTCAGGATGCTAGTGCTAATGCAACTGGCACAGCAACATGGTTCCGCATTGTAACATCTGGTGGTACTTACGTAATTGACGGAACGGCAGGTACTTCTGGTACTGACCTAATCCTCACTACGGCAGCTATTGTTGCTACCCAACCTGTCTCTATTTCTAGTTGTGTACTAACGGAAGGAAACCCATAATGGCTTTGACTATTACTCGCGTAGGACGACATCAACTAAAGAGTGCAACTGGAGTTGTTATTTCCAGCCACACTGATTTGAAAGAAGCCTATGAAAGTGCTTCACGTCAAGCTAATGGAACCTACTCTCTAGAAACTGCTAATGAAACTATCGTAGTTGCCGGTGTTGCTGCTCCCGCTCCCGCACCAGCGCCTACGCCAGCCCCTGCCCCAGCACCCGCTCCGGCACCTGTTCCTCCTCCGCCCCCGTCTCCGGCTCCTGCGCCTGCTCCAGTTCCTGCGGGCAGTTTGCTTGCCTCTCTAGAGAAGTTTGCAGAAACGGCTAGTCGCAATTGGAACTTTGAAGGACATGTTGTAACGCCCAATGGTGGCTCTGCCACTGATCCGTTCAATGGAGACAAGGGCTATTGGGAATACAACAACACGACTTATGAGCCGTGGCTGTTTGACCGGGCTGATGCATGGCGTATGCTCTTTGAACTAACTGCTAATCCTCGTTGGGGAGCCCAAGCGTTTAGTGACTTAGGCTACTACGAGAGCCGTCTAGATGCTAATGGCATCTTCATGAACAAGACTGGTGAAGAGGATACCAAGTATTCCTACGTACATACGTGGAGTAGCAATCCTGCCAAGAATACCGCTGCGTATGCAGCCACTGTTCAAGGCTTTGCTAATGTTCCCAACCTAGGTGATGGCACTCTCTGGACTGAACGTGAACTCTGGGTGGCTCTAAATGCTGCTACCAAGATGAATGAATTTGGTCGTGCTCAAGCTATGGTGGATCAATGGGACTTTGTCTGTGCTGGTCGTAAGGCTCCTCTAGTGAGTTACACCAAGCACGAAGGTGGTGGCCCCGGTGGTACTACCCCCGGTGATTTGGTTACTAGCCCGTGGATGGCTGCTCTATATTTCCAAGCAGCGCGTCAATATATTGAGAAAGTTCCGGCTGCTGCTGCACAAGTGCATCGTCAAGCCAGTGACTATTTCGATTATCTAAATGAACCGGGAACCCGTGGCTTCTATCAAGGAAGTGATGCTCACCCTGAGTTTACTGGCCTTGTATTCCCTGCCTATCTAGCTGGTGGCACCACGATTGGTGATGCTGGTCCCGATGAAGGAAACATGGATCACGCTTTAGATGTTGCTGGTTTTGTAGCATTTGTCATTAAAGCTAAAACTGCACTTGGGTTGCCTACAACCCTAGCTGTGCAGCGTCTAGCTGAAATGAAAGCAACTGCCGCCCGTTCTTTTGAGAACTGGATTCGCACTGCTAATTGGCTACCGAAGTATCGTATTTCTCCGGTACGGAAGTTTAACTGGTGGGTTCGTGGAATGTATGAACTGGTGCAAAACCAAGGAGTTTAAATGACTATCTCGACATGGGATGGATATATTGGTAGCGCAAAGCAGCCAATCAGTATAGTTAAAACCGCTAGCCGAACTGCTGTTGCAGCAAATTGGTTTAGTGTGTTTGACCTTGCTGGCAATCCCGGTGCTGGTGTACTTGCAGGAACTTCAACTACAACTGGTGTAGTTCCTACTGATGCAACGGCGGGTATGCCCACCATTAATGCTTTCGGTGGTGGTGCTACTGGTTATCTGGCACAGGTGGATTATGGAAGTTCTGTAGCCTGTCGAATTAAAATCTTTGACTTGTTGTGGAAAGGAGGTGCATATGCATTCAATGCTAGCACTTCTGGCAATAGTCCTACCAGCTTCTCTAGCCGAGTTCCCGGTGGTACAGACTTCACTGATACTCAAATTTGGTATGAACAAGTAACTGCTGGTACTCTGGTACAGAACGTTGCTGTTACATACAATGACCAAAGCGGAGCTTCTAGTACCACTGGTACTGTAGCTGCCCCTGCTGCTATGATTGTTGGACGTATGTTCCAGCTTCCTTTAGCTGCTGGTGATACTGGTGTACAAGGAGTTACTGGTGTTGTAGGAACTGTTGCTTCGGCTGGTACTTTCAATATTCTTGTTATGCGTCCTATTTGGACTGGTCGGGTGAAGATTGCTAATGATGGTGATGTACATGACCTAGCTAAAACAGGCATGCCTATTGTCTATGCAGATAGCGCATTAAAAGTGATGGTTGCTCCTGATTCAACTGCTACGGGAATTCCTGAATTGGAGTTTGTTATCGTTAACGGATAAGGATTGTAAATGGCAATTGGCCTCGACCTAGACACCGAATATGCGGAACGGGGCTCAATTCCTTCAGGGGGAGCGGGCACTCTTTCCCAAGGTGGCTTTGCTGATTTCTTTGCTGGTGTATGGCTTTACAGGCCTTCCTCAACAGCTACATATGCCCTCACTGCTGCTGGATCAATTATCCACGGACAAGCAGGCGCTAGACAAATTATTCTTGGCTTTAACTCAGCGGGATCAAATCTTTCTGACTTAAACCTACAAGCTACATATAACTCAGGGGGTGGTGCTGGAACTCCCTACCTGTTTCCGTTACATACGGGAGCAGACTTCTTAGATGAATGGATGTATTACTTCTTTTATGAAGATGCATCCAACAATTTAGTTGCAGGATATATTCAACTATCCAACTTAGCAGTTGCAGTATCCAACAGCTATGCAAACGATAATGCTGGCAGTCAGTACATCAACACACTGACATTTGGTAATGAGTCAGGTCATGCTGCTGTTGTTCTTGGTTACTACGCTTATGCGCGTGCTAGAGACTCTGCTGCCACGGCAACTGATGTACTCACCTATGCAGCATCTGGGGCCACCATTGCTGGTGACTGGGGCTTCTGGCCTCTGGATGACAATACCGATACGGCAGATGATTCTGGTAATGGTCGCACTCTCACCTTTGGTGGAACACTAACCACTCAGACGAGTCCCTCATTAGGTGGTCCTCCTCCTACCATCACTGTACAACCAGCCAATGTTATTGGAGCCCCGGTTGGGGGAACTGCTAGTTACTCTATCACTGCTACGGGAGGAACCCTTTCCTATCAATGGAAAGACAACTCAAGTGGAAGTTTCAGTAATGTAGGAACTAACAGTTCTACTTACACTACTGGTACATTAGCTGGTGGAGAGAACTACTTAGTTCGATGTGATGTTACAGATAGTAATGGCACAACGACTAGTAATGATGCAAGGCTGTGGGTTACCACTAAATACAATCCTGCATGGCAGGGCCTGTATGCAAGAGCCGGACGGCAGTTTACACTAGGACAGGGAAAACTCCCAACTAGTAAAGCTACTGGTAACATCTTTGACAATGCTCTCTTTGATGAAGCAACGTCATCTGGTATCACTGGCACCCTAGCCAAAACCAATGCAAACGATACGGCTGTTGTTTCTGGAACTACAACTGTATTAGGAACTCTTGCTAGAACTAACGTCAATGATGGACGTGCTATTTCAGGCACCACAACCATCCTTGCAACGCTAGCACGAACGAATGGGGATGACACAGCCGCTATTAGCGGGGTGGTGGTTCCTAGTGGAACTATTAGCAAGACTGAAGTTGGGGATTCAATGGCTGCCAGTGGCAGCGTTGGTGCAGCAGTTTCAGGAACACTCGCTAAAACTGATGTTGCTGATACAACTGTTGCGGCTGGTACTACAACCATTGTAGCTTCTGTAACCAAGACGGATGTAGCTGACACAGCTTCTGCTGCTGGAACTACAACTGTTAGAGGCGATGGGGTTGTTACCAATTCCAACGATACGATGGTGGCATCTGGTTCAATTGGTAGTGCAGTGTTTGGTACGCTTGCAACAACCAACCTAAGTGATAGCATCGCTGCTGCTGGGGCTCCTGTACCAACAGGAACTATTGCTAAAACCAATACAGACGATGGTATGTCTGCTTCTGGTGCATCCACAGTGTTGGGTGTATTAATTGCTACAAATAGAAATGATACGTTGGCTGCCAATGGTACTTCAGGTACTGGAGGAACAGCTAAAATTCTTTGGAACAAACTAACTGTCGTGGTACGCAACAGTTTATAAATGGGAATAGACATGGAAACTTGGGTTGTATCACTTGTTGCTAACGCTGTTTTAGGATTGATTGCTTACACTATGAAATCTACTATTAGTGACTTAAAAGAACAAATTGTTCTCAATCGTGCAGACATTGATCACGTCAAAGAGAAGTATTTCAAAAAGGAAGACTTCCAAGAATTCAAGCGTGAACTCTGGCAGCGTCTTGATCGGTTTGAGCAGGACGTTAAGGATCAGGTAAACAAGAATGGCTAATTCAACTGGATGGCGTCCGGGACGGTGGAAGGCTACATGCGACCGCTGTGGCTTTCGCTACCATTCAGATGCTCTAAAACTAGAATGGACAGGCCTGATGGTTTGCTCTCCTTGCTGGGAGACACGCAATCCACAGGACTTCTTAAAGATTCCTCCTGAAAAAATTGTCCCACCGTGGACTCGTGTAGAACCCGACGACACTTTTGGTAATGCTCCCCTGTGTTATATTTGGGAACTTAGTGCTTATCCAAATTTAGGAACTCCTAATTGTATGATTCCAAACAACACTACACAACCAGCATTACTATTAACTGAATTAAAAGGCTAATATGGCAAGCACAACTTATGTAGATAATTCACTTCCTGCTGTAAATGCCGCGTGGCTTAATGATGTTAATAGCGTTGCTTACGTAGGTACTTTTCCCAATGTTGTAAATTTAAGCAATGTTGGTAATATTACTAGTACAGGTAATACTACTTTAGGTAATGCTACTACTGATACATTAAATGTCGGTAATGGTGGTATTATTAAAGATGCTTCGGGTAATGTGGGATTTGGTGTAACGCCATTAACTACCTTTCATTTTAAAAGTAGTGTTTCAAATAATTTTCGTGTTGAAACTACTACTGCTCGTGGAGGTGGGGGTACATACCAATCTTGGTATGATCCAACTGGCCGTAAAGGATATGTCGGATATGCAGATGGAGCAGATGGGTTTTATATTGTAAATGAATTAAACACCCCTTTGTATATTTATACAAATGGTATTTTACGTGTTACATATGACTCATCAGGAAATCAGATCAATAGGCCCCAAACAACTCCTCCAACTCTCACATCAAATGGAGAATTTACTTTTAATATGACTAGTAATACCAATCTTCGTTTTAGTTACCGTGGTTCAGATGGTGTTACTCGTGTTGCAAACATTACATTGGCATAAATATGAAACTAATTCCTGCTGATAAAGGCACACATTTTATTGCTGGCAATGCAATTGCTATTGTAGCAAAGCTGGCATTTCCTGAGATTCCCCATGTAGGACTTGCTGCTGCTGCTGTAGCTGGCGCTCTTAAAGAAGGCCTAGACTTTATTCTTGCCTATCGACAAAAGAAAGCAGGGCAGCCTATTACTCACGGGGTAGACTTTATGGACTTTGTTGCCACCACTGCTGGTGGCCTATCAACGAGTATTTAAATGGCCACTTCAGGTACCACAATTATCGAAATGAATACGGACAGCATTATCAATGCTGCTCTCCGTAAAATTGGAGCCATTGCTCTTGGACAAACAGGTTCTGCACAGGAAATTACCAATGGTACTGAAGCCCTTAACAACCTAGTTGCAGAGTTTCAAACCCTAGGGATGCCCTTATGGGCACGAGCCACCTACACTGTTCCAATGGTGGCTTCTCAATCTTCATACACTCTTGGTATAGGGCAAGCCATTAATACTGCTTTTCCTCTCAAGATTTTACAAGCATGGACTACGCCTACGGCTGGTGGAAGCATTCAAGAACTTTGGCCTAATGCCATTGATGTATTCAATCGCCTTCCGGTCGGTTCTGGAGTAACAGGAATCCCTAGTCAATACAACTATCAGCCTAAGATCAATTTAGGTGTGCTACGTATCTGGCCTGCTCCTGATGCTGCAACTGTCTCCAGCCGCTCGCTCATCATCAGCTACATGGCCCCCTTTGAAGGATTTATTTCTTCTGCTGACACTCCCTACTTCCCACGTGAATGGAACAATGCTTTGATTTATGGACTAGTAGACCTACTGGCTCCTGAGTACGGTATTCCTCTAAATGACCGTGGCATGTTCCGTAAGGAAGCAGAAGCCCATAGGGAACTAGCTCTCGACTTCGGACTAGAGAATGCCAGCTTCACCATCCAACCTGCGGAGAATTGGACCAATGCCAGCGCCGGTTAATAGCACGTATGTGACAAAGGACTTTCCTATTGTCACACAGATGGATAGCAGAACTTATCAAAATACCAAGGATGGGTATTGGACCAACTTCATCCCATCTATTATCAAGAATCAAATCACGGGTGAAAGTGAACTCTCTCTAGAGAAGCGTACTGGTTCTACAGCCAAAACCTCAGGTAATGGAACTGGTGCCACTCGTGGCCTGTTCTATTGGGAAGACCAAGCTAAGTTTTTTCTAGCAATGGGTAGGGATGTATTTGTCTATGATAGCACGGGTACTCTTTCTACTACGTTCACTAACGCCCTCGACACAGCGTCAACTCCTGTTGGGTTCTGTACATTCATTAATGGCTCTGGTGTTACGTCTGTTATTTTTACTGATGGCCTAAACCTCCATCAAATCTCGACAGCACTAGCAGACACGTTATGTGTCGATGCAGAACTACCAGTCCCTCACTTGCCTATCCCTATCTTCATGGATGGGTATTTGGTCTTGGTAAAGAGCAACACCAACGATGCTTACAACAGTGACTTGGAACTTCCAATGTCATGGACTGCTGGCAACTTCATTAGTGCTGAGAGTAGCAGCGACGTAGTAAAGTCTATTGCTAAGGTGAATGACTACTTCGTTCTCTTCGGTAGTGATTCGATTGAGTTCTTCTACAATGCAGCAATTGCCACTGGAAGTCCTTTCCAACGCAATGCTACATTCTGTAAGCTTACTGGCTTTTATGGTGGACTTACTTCCTACGGAAACAAGCTCTATTTCCTAGCCAACCTAACTGGTGGCAGCGTAGATGTAATGATGCTGGACAACTATACGTTAACCAATCTAACCACTCCTGCCATCCACAAGAAGTTTCTTGTAGAAGGTGGAGCATCTAATACGTGGCGTGGAGACATTCTCTCAATGCAGGGAACCACTCTCTATGTTATGTCTGCTGGTGGGGCTGCTCTCTATCTAGACTTGGCAACAGGACTATATGGATTTCTAACACATGGAAGTGGAACTACGTTTCCATTTGCAGGGATTGCTAGAACCAACGTTGCTGCAATTAATGGGTACTTTGTTCGTTCAGATTCAAACATTATTTACCAATTCCTAACGCAGAGTACCACTGATGTAACTCCCAGTGGAACTCAGAATATCACTGCAACTCTTGTAACTGGTAAAACTAATATGGGAGTTCCCCATAACAAGTTTATGTTCTCCTTGAGTATTATTGCAGATAGAACTGGTAGTGGTACAAACAACATTGACATTTCCTCTACGGATGATGACTATGTAACCTACACAACTCCTCGTTCTGTAGACATGAACCATGAACGGGTCAATCTCCAGCAATGGGGGCGGTTTCGTACACGAGCATTGAAAATCACCCATACAGGTACACAGAGTTGCAAGCTCTACCAACTTATTGCTGATATGAATATGGGTACATCATGATTGACGGCTTTCCTATCGGAGATAAGGATATTGGGTCTACCGGCTGGCTGGGATGGTTCTCTAAAGTGAAAGCTGTTTTGGACAAGCTTGGCTTCAATCAAACACGTATTACAAATGGTATTGATACGACAGACGAGATAATTGTAGACAGCACAACGGCAGGAATTGTGCTTAAGAGCCCTGACCTAAATTATTGGCGTGCAACAATTTCCAATCTTGGTGTTGTAACGTGGACTAACATTGGCCCAACCAAGCCTTAAGGAAAATAATGATTACTGCTGCTAA